GAGCTCGTCGAAGAGCGCCCCATGACGCCGGCCGAGCGGCAGGTGGAAATCCCGGCGCTCGTCAAGGTGAAGGCCATCGAGTGAAGGCCATCGACATGGCACGAGAGCTACCCAAACCACGAGGCGCCCACACCGAGCACCGCAACGCCCGGGAGCGCGAGGTGGGTAGCCATGTTCTGCCGGCTCGTGTTGTGGCTCGTGCCCGTGCCCTGCCGCCTACCCCTGGTGAGCTCTACTGCGACGCCTGTGGGGGCCACAGGACTGCGAGGTGGGTGCACCTTGGGGGTGGCGTGCATGCCTGCTCCATGGCCTGCGCTGACGCCATCCTAGAGCGGCTGGGAGGCATCCAGCGCCCAAGGTGCCGGGCAGACTGCGTGGACGGCCCCCGGCCCTGCCCATGGGTGCGCTGCTGGTGGCATCTCTACCTGGACGTGTCGCCAGCCGGAGGGGTGCGGTTCAACTTCCCCGACTTGGAGCCGTGGGAGCTGGAGGAGAGCTGCGCACTCGACGTCATCGAGCGGGGTGGACTTGGGCCCCACGACATCGCCAAGCTCTTGAACATGACTCGAGAGCGGGCCCGCATGCTGCTCGCACACGGCATGCGCGTCGCCCGTAGGGGCCTCGAGAGGTTCAGATGATCGACGAGCTGTTAGATTTGAAGATGGCGATCGAAGATGTGAGGGGGGCTGATGTTCACATCTTCGCGCTGGAACTAGTGTTCGTCGGTGGGCTCACGTTTGACGAATGCGCAAAGGAGCTGGGAGTGTCGGCTACACGAGTCAAGCAACTGGTGGACGTCGCAATCAACCTACTGCGGGATAGGGTTTGCAAAGGGCACAGTGGTCGCCGTTCGCGTGGGGTGCGCCTCGAACATGGGAATCAGGCGCGCCGTGTCGCCCTTGGGGGGTAGTAGGGGGGTAGTAGGGGGGTGGCAGCGGGGCGTGGGCCCAGCCTGTTGCCGCTGGGCGCGTCCGCATTCGCGTCTCGTGGGCTCTCGTGGGCCCGGAGATGGTGAGTAGGCATTGTTATGGACAACGCGATCCGTAGACGAGACGAGATGAGCCAAAAAAGCAGCAAATTGGCAGTCCATTGCGCACACGACGCCATCGTGAATGTGGCCGAGCTGAAGCCCAACCCGCGCAACCCAAACACGCACCCGGACTCCCAGGTGAAGCTCTTGGCAAGGGCCATCAAAGCCAACGGGTGGAGGCATCCCATCGTGGTATCGAAGCGCTCGGGGCTCATCGTCGCGGGGCACGCCCGCCTCATGGCAGCCAGGCAGCTCAAGACTGCGGAGGCGCCCGTAGACTACCAGGACTTTGCCAGCGACGACGACGAGACGGCGTGCCTCATCGCTGACAACCGCCTCGCCGAGCTGGCGGAGATGGACCAGGCGGCGCTTGACGGCCTACTCCGTGAGCTCGACGTGAGCGGCTACGACCTCGAGCTGGCCGGGTTCGACGAGGCTTCGTTGGCCGAGGTGATGGCACAGGCTGCCGGCGTGGGCGGGCCCGGTGGTGAACCAATGGGCGAAGTTGTGCGCGGCCAGGTGGTGCAGCTTGGCAAGCACCGGCTAATGTGCGGAGATAGCCACGACGAGCAAGATGTGGCGGCACTCATGTCCGGGGACGTAGCTGGCCTAGTGTTTGGTGAGGTTGTTACAAACATCGACGTTGGCGACGGTGAGAAGCGAGAGCCACTCCCGAAGGGAGCACCCAACGTGGTGATGTACTCCGGTGGCAAAGACTCCCTTGCCATGCTGCTGCTGATGCGTGAGCATGGCGTGCCAATCGACCATGTTGTGTCTGTCAGGATGGGCGATTGGGAGTGGCCAGAGCTCGAAGCCCACCACGCCAAGGTAGAACGTGAGCTAGGCATCACCATCGAGTGGGTTGACGTAACAGAGAAGCTCAACGAGGGGTTTGCAAAGTACGGATTCCCCCAGGTGTTTGCTCGTTGGTGCAACACGCTGAAGGTCAAGTCCCTGTCCAACTACGTCAAGAGCCAGTGGGGTGGAGCAGACAGGATCCGCCGGTTTGTTGGAATTGCCTACGACGAGAGGGAGAGGCTCTACCGCAGGCACTACGCCGCGGAGCATGCCGCTTTCCCCCTGGTTGAGCATAAGGTTACAGAGGCGGAAGCGCTCAAGATGTGCATGGCTGCTGGGTTCGATTTCGGTGGCATCTACGATCGCCAACATCGAGTGTCCTGCTGGTGTTGCCCCCTCACCCGTGACTCATACATTCTCGACCTCTGCGCCAACGACAAGGCCAAATGGGGTGTGTTGCGTGAGATGCAGACGAGGAGTCAAACTCCGTTCAAGCTGCCGTATAAGTCGGTTTATTGGTTCGAGCATGCTTTTTGGTCGCGCCACTTGCGCAAGTCCGAGAGTAAGGCAATCGAGATTGCGTGGAGGCTCTCGAAGAGCGATGAACGGATCGGCGGTGACGTCGATGCCTACCTGAAGGAGAACTCTGCGCCAAACGCGGTTGTGTTCTGCGCAGATGGGTACACGTCCGATGTGCTGATGGCATGTGAAAGAACGGGGAGGCAGTGCCGCGCCATAGACCTCAACCCGGGGAACATTGCCAGCGCAATCGAAGTGTGGACGAATGCTACTGGTGGGCAGCCGACGGTGAAGCCATGAGACGCACCAGGAAAGCTGGTCGCATCCCGCGCAACAAGTTCCTCATCGACGCCGAGCATCGGGCGCGGTTCATGCTCGCCGCTCGGCAGGGGTTCCCGTTCTCGCTCATCGCAGACGTGCACGGCATCCCCGTCCCCACGGCTGAGCTCTGGCTCACCAAGGGGCGCAAGCTCGGCAAGGCCATCGCGGACGGCGAGGAGTCCGAGAGCCGCATCACCGTCGAGGAGAAGCAGTACCTCACCTTTGCCCGCGAGTATGACGAGGCCCGTGCCCTGTGCGGCCACAAGGTGCTTGGCGTCATCATGCAGAAGGTGTTGGCCGGGGAGGCCAAATACGCCTGCTGGGTGTGGGAGAAGCTTTTCCACATGCGCCATGTGGTGAACGGCGAGGACAAGGCCAATGCCAGCGGCGTTGTGATACAGCGCCCAGATGGCAGCGGGGTGCAAATCATCGTGAGCGAGCTGCCCAAGCCCAAGGAGCAGGAGCCAGAGGCCGGAGAGTGAACATCAACCTCGCCCTCAACGGCCCCCAGATGGCCTGTTACAAGCTCCTGGGGCCACGCCGCACGGTGGCGCTACCCTGGGGCCGCGGTGTTGGCAAAAGCTGGTGGTTGCGGCAGGTGGCCTGGCTGCTGCAGGCAAAGCACCGCGACGAGAAGGTGCACCCAGACTCGCCCAGCACCGGGGTGCGCGTGCTCTTCGTCATGAGCACCAAGGAGCACTTCCGCGAGGTGCACGGCCTTCACCTCGAACGCGAGAACAGCAACGAGTGGGCGTTCCTCGGGGGCAAGCTCAACAGGACAACAGGCACCATAATCTTCCCCAACGGCGGGTGGTTCATGTCCGTTCCCGCAGCCGAGGCCACGAGCAAGTGGGCCCGCGGCCTTCGCGGCGACGTGGGCGCCTACGACGAGGCCGACGACATCGACACCAGCGTCTACCACGCCGTGTGCATCCCCTGGTTCTCGGAGCCGTGGAGCCTGGCCCTCAACATCCTTGGCGGCACCCCGCGCAGGGGCCGCTATGGGCTGCTGTATCGCATGCATGAGCTTGGGCTGCAGCAGCATCGAGGCCACCACACCATTCACGCCACCTGGCGGGATTCGCCGCAGACGGTGAGCCGTGAGGCTGTGGAGGAGGCCCGAGGCATAACGCCCGGCCCCGTCTTCCAGCGCGAGTGGGAAGCCAACTTCGACAGCGCGGAGGGGCTCGTTTACGATTTGTTCGACGAGGCGTTCCATGTGCGCCGCCCGCAGAAGGACGCCCGCCCCGCCCGCGTGGTGGTGGGGGTGGACTGGGGCTATGCGGACCCCGGCGTCGTGCTCCTTGGGCACGTCTACGGCCACGGGAACGACGCAGTGCTGCACATCGTTCGCGAGTGGTACGAGCCCGGGAGGGTGCTGGACTACTGGACAGAGGTAGCCAAAGAGGTGCAGCGCCCCCACCCACGGGCCGAGTGGTACGCGGATCCATCGCAGCCGGCGAACATCGAGAGCCTACGGGCGAAGGCTGGCATCACCATCCGCGGGGCTGACAACAGCATTGATCAAGGCGTCACCTGCGTGGCCGACAAGCTGGCCATTCGCGGCAGCGAGGCCGACAGGTGGGCCCGCCTCTACGTTGCCCCCGAGTGCCGCAACACTATCCGCGAGCTCACCACGTACCGCCGCAAAGCGGACCCACATAATCGTGACCAGTACCTCGACGCCTTCGAGGACCGCAACAACCACGCCATGGATGCCCTCCGCTACATGGCCTTCGGCCTGTTCGGGGCCGTGCCCTCCATCCTGACAGAGACTCGCACCGCTCACTCCATGGTGAGTCGAGGAACTTATGCCCCATTCTGATGCCATCAACAAGACGCTCGAGTCCGTTACTTCGGAGCGGGCCCGCAGGCTAACCATGCTGGGGTCCTACGTCGATGGCACCCAGTATGACGGCCAGCCCTCGTGGTTCAACGACTCCGTGCCCGTGGCCCGCCGCGCCCCCTGCGTCGTGGAGCAGGTGGCAGAGGGGGCGGTTGAAAGCTACCTTGACCTGGTGCTGGGCGAGGCGCAGTTCCCCGTGTTCGACGCCGACAACCCGGACACCAACGCCACCCTGTTGGGCCTGTGCAACACCGCTGGCTTTCGCGGGGCTGCCCGTGAGGCCCTCGACTCCGCGCTGAGCATGGGCACCGCGTGCTCGGTGCAGAGCGTCGAGAACGGAAAGCTCTTCGTGCGCTCGCTGGGCCCCGCATGGTGCGAGCCCGAGCTTGATCCATACGGCGTGGTGGTGCGTCTCGTGGAGCAAATCCCCTCGGTGCAGCCCTTCAAGGACGCAACCACCGGCAAGGTGGAGCAGCGGGTGGTGGTGCACGAGCGCGTCATCGACAAGGACACGGACACCCGCTCCGTGTACTACGTCCCCCCGAACAAGGAGCCTTGGAAGCTCATCGAGAAGCCCGTTGTGGTGCGCCACGGGCTTGGGTGGTGCCCGGTCGTGTGGTACCGCCACCGCGTCAAGTCGCGCAACGGCCAGCGCCTCGACGGCAGGGCAATCCATGCCTCGCTGCTGGACGAGATTGACGCCTTGAACCGCGCGCTCTCCCAGGAGCACAGGGCCGCCCACTATTGCGGAGACCCGCAGCCGGTTATCACGGGCATCGAGGACAACGAGAACCCTGCCCCTGCCCCATCGGTGTGGCGCGGGGCCAGCTACCCCGACGAGTCCCCCGCGGTGCGCCGCGAGCACGCGCAGTGGGTGGCAGGCGCGTACGGTGCTGGCCAGGACAACGACGCCATCATGCGGGGCCCCGGCATCGTGTGGAGGTTGCGCAACCCGCAGGCTAGGGCCGAGCTGCTCACCCTCCCCGCGGGCGCCCTCGAGGGGGTCAGCAAGAACGCGGACAGGCTTCGCGAAACCATCGCCAGCACCATGGCATGGGTGCGCATCAACGAGAGCACGCAGCTTCTCTCGGGCGCTGGCCTATCAGCCATGAGCGGGGCCGCAATGGCATGGCTCTACCGCAAGCAGCTCTCCCGGTGCGACACCATCCGCGACGAGTTCGGCACGCGGTGGATGTTGCCTGTGATGCAGCAGCTCTGGCTCCTCGCGGCCGCTGTGCCTGTCGACGTCGAGCGTCGCCCCAGCGGTGCACCTCCGAGGACAAAGCTCAAGTGGCCACCATACTTCGCCCCCAACGAGCAGGACAGGGCCACCATCATGGAGCGCGTTCGCAACGACTTCCAGACGGGCCTGCTCACCCGGCGCAAGGCGGTGGAGACGATGGCACCCATCTACGGCATAGAGGACGTCGAGGCCTACTTGTCCGAGCTGGGTGCCGAGGCCATCGACCGCGAGCGCGACCAGGCCGAAACCTACCACGCAGCCGTGGAGGCCATGGCCGGGGCAGCCAAGGCCACGCGTCCAGCCGAGGGGCTCGAAGAGGACGAAGAAGAAGACGAGGGGTAGCGCGTGACGAAGCCCGACACGCTCAGCGGCATGTCCGCGATGATGCGCGCAGAGGCAAAGGCCAAGCGCGCCATCGCTGCGGCTGCGTCTGCTGCAGCGAGAGCGGCAGCCGGCGGGCGTTTCGACGTGGCCAAGAGCCGCAAGGCCATGGCTGCCGAGCTGGAGAGCGCCATCCTGTCGACGCGCGTCAAGGCCATTGCCGAGGCCAACAGGGTGAGCGCCCGGGAGTTCGGTGGCGAGGCACTGGCCATCACCGCCGACGAGCGGCAGCGGGCCCGCGCCATCGCCAAGGGGTGGGCCGCCGATTGGGCGAAGCGTGTTGCCTCGGGTGAGGCTGCCACCGCTGCAGCAAAGGCCATGCGCGGGCGCCTCGAGACCATCGCCATCACCGAGAATGCCCACGCGTACAGCAAGGCCCGAGGGCACAGCATCGCCAAAGTGGATGGCGTCGTCCACCTTCGTTGGGACGCCACCCTCGACAAGCGCACCTGCCACAAGTGCCGCGGGCTGGATGGCGAGAAGCTCACCGTTCGCGCTGGCGTTCACCCCGTGTGGCCTGGTGGCTACGTGCCCGGGCAGGTGCACCCACGGTGCCGCTGCTACGCCGAGGTGGTGTCGGTGGAGCGTGGCCAGGCAGTGCCGCCCCCGGCGCCAACGAAGGTGCCCGTGGTGGGCGCTAGGGCGGACGCCAAGGCCCACGCAGCCGTGGCGGGGGCGAGGCCCGCGGCTGCCATCGAGCGCGCGTTCTCGGTGCGCTCCAGGGCCGAGAAGTTGCGTCCCGAGCAGCTGGTGCTACCCAAGGCCGAGGTGAGCGCCAAGGCGCTGGCCAAGGTTGGCAAGGGGCCCGTGCGGGTGCTGAAGCGCGGCGACGACTACTTCGTGGTCAAGGGCTACGAGGCACGCGCAGCAGCCCAGGCAGCGACGGGCACCATCAAGGCCAAGGTGGTGGACGCGCCCACGAGCCGCAAGCCCAGGCCGGTGGCCGGCGGGCCGAAGGCCGAGGTGGACGGTATTCGCAAGGCCGCTGCGTCTGGCGACGGCATCAAGGTGCGCACCGCCATTCGTGACTCGCTGGCTTCGCAGGGCATCGTGTCCCGCGACTGGTTCGACGCTGCCAGGGGGGCAGACGCGTACACCGCTGACGCCGGCGAGGGGTATGCTGGGCTGCACACCCCCAACGACTGGGGCGGCGACGAGGCAGGCAAGGTGCAGGCGCAGCCAGCAACGTTGCGGCGCGCCGCCAAGGCTGCGGCGGCAATCTCCGAGGGCCGCGCCCCAGCACGACGCGAGGAGGACGCGCTCATCACCCTCCTACACGAGGAGCTACACGGCACCTCCCCTGGCAGCTCTACGGCCTACGGCTCGAGCTACAAGACACTTGGGGCCAGGTTCGAGGAGGCGTCCACGGAGCTGCTGGCCAGGCGCAGCCTGCGCAGGCTCAGGGGCACCCGGGTGACGCACGACGACATGGACCTGGCAGGGCTGCCGCACCCTGACGTCACCTCGCTGCGTGCGGGGCCCGTGGACACCAGGCACTACGAAACCGAGGTGGCCATGGTGCTGCGCTCGACGAGGGCCAGGGGCATACCTGACGAGCGGGTAGAGCGCGCGCTGGTGGCCATGCGCGGGGAAGCGAACCTCGACGTGCGCCACGAAACAGAGGACGCGCACGTCCAGGATTTCGCCGGGCGGCTGGGCCTTTCGGCAGCCGAGGCCCGTGGCCTTGTGGTAGAATTGCGGGGCGCCGCGGACGCGTTGACGCGGCACGGGTACTGAGGAAGACGATGAACCCATGGGACAGCGAGGACTTCGATGCATACGATTTTATGGCCGAGGAAAGCAGACTCCTTGAAGAGCTCTTCGCAGCCGTCAACGCGATGCCCGACGATGTAGCTGCTGTGGCAAAGAATATCGTGGCGAAGGTGCGGGAACTGGGAGAAGCCTACGAAGCCTATTGCGGCAGGAAAGAAGGCGAGTGGCTTCACCAGAAAGGGGATAGTGGTGGCCATGTTCGTTGACGAAGACGCCCGACGCAGGGCCGCATGGATGCGCGAGAGGGCCGAGGAAATGGAGGCTGGCCGCAGGGTGGTGCCACTCACCTGGCAGCAGTCGCACGAGATTGGATCCATCCTGGCCGAGGCTGTGCGGGTGGCGAACACCAAGGGCGCCCCAGCGGGCTTCAACTACGCCGTCTCCCACGGTATTCGAGGCATGCCGCTGCAGGACTTCGCCCGCAGTCTGGCACAAACCGAGCTGGCAAATGGGCGGGTGGTGCCGGGGTTCCGCTGGCCGAAGGACAAATGAAATGGCGCGGCATCTAGACTTTGGGCAACTCTACTTGGCGCTTCGGGCGCAACCGCAACGTGGCCGTGGTTCATGTGGCTGGCGGGCGATTGCCCGGTGTGCGGCTCGTCGGGGGTGGGCATAATGGGCTGCACCACCTGCACCAAGGCCCACCAATGCAAGTGGCGGTGCGCTTGCTTGAGTAGGCGCCTCAGGGAGGCAGAGCGGCTGCAGAAGCACCTCGGCAGCGGTGAGGACTATTGCTGGGACGGGTGGGGCGCGTAGCTGCACAGCGTGGGCCATGACAGCGCAGCGGTAGCACCGTTGGCGCATGGCGAAAGTTCCTGCGCAACTCCGGATTGACCCCGCACTCTACGAACGCGCTCGGGCGCTGGTGACGAAGCTCGACAGGCCCTTCATCTGGGCGATTGAGCGTTCCCTCGAGATTGCCCTGCCGCAGCTCGAGGCACAGGCGTCGGCAATGGAGCAGGCTGTGAAGGGGGTGCAGCGGTGAGCTCGTGCGGCCTACCTGGTTGCGACGGGGGGGCGAAGCGGTGCGACTGCCCCGGCTGCGAAGCCCTGCACCCGAACGAGTGCGCGTCCGCCCCGGGTGACTGGCTGTGCCCGGAACACGCGTGGCAATCGCTCGGACACCCAACATATTGGCAGCGGAGGGATTCTCGTTGCAATGGGATGCTGGTCACGACGAACCCCCGCGGCCGGGGGTGGATGTGGCGAATCTACGGCGCGTGCTACATGATGGTGGGGGTTTGCCCGAGCGCTGAGCTGGCCATGAGGGCAGCAGACGCGATGCTGGTGCGCATTTCCGTCGGCGATGTTTGCCCGGTGTGTGGGCGAGACAACGAAGGCCGCAAGGTGTTGACGGGGAGCGAGGTGGCGAAGTGAGCGTCAACTACCACAAGGCACCCTTCCCATGGTTTGGTGGGAAACAACATGCGGCCCCCCATGTCTGGGCGGCGCTTGGGGACG